TCGGCAAGGACGCAGCGGCCAAATCGTTCGCTGGAGCGATGAAGCGCATCCCGTCCGCCGAGCCTCTCGCTGTCATCCTCGCCGGATTGGAGCGGGCGCTGCCCGGCTGGGACGACCCGCAGTTCATCCCGAACCCCGCGACGTGGCTCAACCAGGGCCGCTGGGAAGACGACGCACCGCAACCGAAGGCCCTTGGAGCCGCCCGAAATGACCGACCCGACAAACTCGCTGCCCGCCACGACAACTACGCCGCAAGCTGGACCGGCGCTGACGGGGCCGCTGAACTCATGGCTGCTCGTAGAGCGTTCTGACGCGGTTGCCGTCGAGACCATTCGCAAGTCCCCGATCCTGATGGACGAGGCCCGGCGAGCGATGCCGGCGCTCAAGGCCGAGGCGCTGCGACCGGCGACGCACGACCAGATCAAGGCGGTGATCTCGACCCGGTTCGCGCTGTTCCCGCAGCCGCAGCGCAACGCCCAGGAATGGGCCGCATGGTGGGCTGACTACTTCGACGCGATGGATGGACTGACCCCGTTCGCGGTTGAGGCCGGGATGGCGGCTTGGGTCCGGTCTGCGGATGCGGAGTTCATGTGCAAGCCGGGCAAGCTGCGCGAGCTGGCCACGACGGTCCCGAGCGATAACCGATGGGCCAAGGCTCACTACCGGGCACAACTGGCGACCGCAGCCCCGCGTGTCCCGTTGGACGAAAAGCCGGAGCGCATCGCCGGGCCGAAGCCGACGCGGGAGGAGATCGCGGACGTGATGGCCTCGTTCAAGATGACGATGGAGGCCAAAGACCCGCTCTTGAAGATGCGGAGCAAGTTTGAGCGACCTTCGCCGTGCGCGCGTGTGGACGAGGCCGGTGTGTCGCCCGAGATGCGCGAGCTTCTGGCGCGGAGGTACGCATGATGACCCCGGAACGTCCCAACAAGCTGGCTGGGTACGGCTGCAAAGCAGACGTGAACCATGAAACTGGAGAAGCATGATGGCCCGTCGCAAGCCTTCCAAGCCCAGAGAAATCATCACCCCCGAGGCAAGGGCTGCTAACCGCATGGAGGCCAACCGCCTGAAAGCCGTGGGTGCCGAGGTAACGACAGACCTCGCAGGCCGCATCGTCCGCGCTCGCCGGATTGACGTGTTCCAGCTCCTGCTAGAGCGGGGGGCCTTGCCGCAGGAATCGTTCAACGCGGTTCGGGACTACGAGGCTGACGTGGCCACGGCTCAGGGCCTGAACACACCCGAGCGCCGGCCAGACCACATCCGGGGAACGGTTGAGGGCGCACCAGGCCAGAACGTCACGCAACGGATGATCGAGGCCAGCGAGCGCGTGGCATGGGTGGCCCGGAACTTGACGACGCGGGACTGGACCTTGCTGACGGCCCTGCTGACCGAGAACGACGCCAACTGCGGACGTTGGCGCGGGACGGTGGAGAAGGTGACGGGCGAGACATCGGACCTCGGACATTCCGTGGCCATCCGGTGCATGGCGGCGAACCTGTGGGACGTGCGGGACCGCTACCAGCCAGAGCGGAGGATGGCGGCGTGACGGTCCGGATAGCGAACGGGTCCAGCGCGGCCTACTGGAACACACCCCGCAGGGGATGGATCAACCTCTCGACGGGCGAGTTTGAGCAGTACCCCGACATGGGACCCGGCGGCGGTCCACCGTATCGCGGTGAGTCAGACGCGGAGTTTGCAGCGCGCGTCGCCCTGCACGATGCGGGCGTCCAACGCATTGACGCTAAATGTGGTGAGAACAAAGAAAGTCCTACACCACCCCTTGCGCCGACGCTTCGGGCGTGTTAGCCATTCACTACAGGCGCAGATTGCGTCCAGTTCCCAGAGCGGGACTTGAAGCCCACCGCTTACAGGTGGCCACCGGCGTCATGACCCGGTGATTAGCTTCCAGAATCTGCGAGCGGCGCTGAAGGAAGCGCATCCCTTGGTCGAGGGCAAAGCGGAGCGCAGGATTGACCCCCTGCCGTAAGACTGGACACCGGGCCTCTGGCAACGGACCGACCCCGCAGCCGGTATCAAGCCCGGCCTCGCAGGCCCTCCAACGGGGAACGCCGCTCGATCTGCCGTTTGCCCCGGCACCCCTTCGGGGGAAGGCGTGACTGCTGGAGAGACAGCACCAATCTGCCCTAGAGGCACACCCCTTCCGCGCCCCCACCGAGACCCACACAAGAGGGCAGCCTTTGCGCTGACCCATCGTTCGTACTCAGGGTGGCGAGGCGCGGACCCCATCCCCCAAAGCGCGGGAGACACGATCACCCCGTCTGTGTTCGGAGCCAAGGCAATGGCCAGCACGGGGAGACGAGACGACCGCGCGGGCGCTTTGAAATAAATCAAAGGAATCAAACATGGCGCGAGGCGGTTCCCGAGAGGGCGCTGGACGCAAGCCGGGTTCTGTCACGGTGCGGACCAGGGCGATAGCGAACGGCCTGCTAGACGAAGGTCAAAGCCCGCTGGAGTTCATGCTCCAGATCATGCGTGACCCCGCCGCGAAGGAAGAGGACCGCATGGACATGGCGAAGGCTGCGGCCCCGTTCTGCCATGCCAAACTGTCGAGCGTTGAGGCGTCCGGCCCTGGTGGTGGTCCGCTGGAAATCGAGGCGGGCGTCACAGTGACGTTCCGCCAGACGGATGGCTGATCTACAGCTTCCGGCGGCGTTCCGGTTTCTCTGGAATGAGACGGCGGATGACGGAAGCCCGGTTCGCTATCGCTGTGCGTATGGCGGTCGCGGCTCGGCCAAGTCTATGTCCTTCGCCATTGCGCTGGTGCTGAAGGCGGCACAGAAGCCGCTCCGCATCCTTTGCACCCGCGAGATACAGGGGTCGATCAAGGACTCGGTCAAGGCAGAGATCGAGCTGGCTATCGAGCGCAGCGGCCTCGGCTGGTTCTACACGGTTCTGGAGACGGAGATCAGGGGCAAGAACGGCTCGCTGTTCACCTTCGCCGGCCTCCGTCACAACGCCACGGCCATCAAGTCCAAGGCGGGCATCGACATTGCGTGGGTGGAAGAGGCCGACATGGTCTCGCAGGTGTCTATCGACATTCTGGACCCGACCATCCGCAAGCCCGGTTCTGAAATCTGGTTCACATGGAACCCGCGCTTTGAGACTGACCCGGTTGACGTGATGTTCCGCACTGACCCGCCTCCAGGGTCGATTGTTCGTCGCGTGAACTGGAACGACAATCCGTGGTTTGCGGAGACCGAGTTGGTCCGCAAGCTGGAATGGGACCGGGATAGAGACCCCGACAAATACGCGCACGTTTGGCTCGGTGAGTATTCCCGCAACAGTGAGCAGCGGGTGTTCCGAAACTGGCGGGTTGAGGCGTTCGACACGCCGCGCGAGGCCCGGTTCAGGTTTGGGGCCGATTGGGGCTTCGCGGTTGACCCGACCGTGCTGGTTCGCTGCTACCTCGACAGCCGGACGCTCTACGTTGACCACTGCGTCTCAGAGGTTGGCTGCGAGATCGACAAGACCCCGGCGCTGTTTGACCGGGTGCCTGACAGCCGCAAGTGGCCGATCACGGCGGATAGTGCGAGGCCGGAGACGGTCTCGTATATGCGCCGGCAGGCGTTCAAGATCGTGTCCGCCATCAAGGGCGCTGGCTCGATTGAGGACGGCGTCGAGTTCCTGAAGAGCTTTGACATCGTCGTGCACCCTCGCTGCGAGCCGGTGATCGAGGAGCTGACGCTCTACTCTTACAAGGTGGACGCCCAGACGGGCGAGGTTCTGCCGGTGCTGGAAGACAAGCACAACAACACGATTGACGCGCTGCGATACGCGCTGGAGGGCCTCCGCAAGATGGGTCCGGCTCCAGTCATCACGGCTAACCCAAACCCCCCGGACCTTTGGGGGCGTCCGCGACGGGAGGCTGACACATGGCGGACGGCGTAAAAGACCTCGCTACCTATAAGCGGATGCTGACCGAGGCGCTGACCCTGACGGAAGCGGCCCGCAAGGACTCGCAGATCGACCAGGACTATTACGACGGGTATCAGTGGACGCCCGAGGAGCGACGCAGCCTGACGGCCCGCAAGCAGCCTGACCTTGTGTTCAACCGCGTTCGTCCGGCCATCAACGGGACGCTGGGTGTCATCCAGCAGGGCGAGACGGACCCGCGCGCCTATCCGCGTAACCCGAAGGATGCGGACGCGGCGGACGTGGCGTCAAAATCGCTGCGCTACATCGCGGACAAGAACCGCTTTGACGACATGAAGCTGCAAGGGGCCAAGGACTATCTGGTCGCCGGGACGTGCGCTGCGGTCGTTGAGTACGCGGACGACGAGATCAAGGTGGAGCTTATCCGCCATGAAGAGTTCTTCTACGACCCGCGCGCCCGCAAGCTCGACCTGACTGACGCCCGCTACATGGGTGTTGCGAAGTGGATGTATGCGGACGACGTTGCGGAGGCTTACCCGGAAGCCAAGCAGGCTCTGGAGACTGAGATTGGCGTCGGTGAGGCCGTGCCGCTGGACGACTCCATGCAAGACCGCCCCAAGGATGGCGAGATCGCGTGGGTGGACTCCAAGAAGCGCCGCTTGATGGTCGTGGAGATGTACCACAAGGAGGGCGGCTGGCAGCGTTGCGTGTTCTTCTCTGGCGGCGTCCTCGCGAAGGCCGAAAGCCCCTACCAGGACGACAAGGGACGGCCCTGCAACCCGATTGAGGCGCAGTCCTGTTACATCGACCGGGAGAACAACCGCTACGGCCTGGTGCGCGATATGCGCGGCCCGCAGGACGAGATCAACAAGCGCCGGTCCAAGCTGCTCCATCTGGTCAGCGTTCGGCAGGTTCAGGAAAGTGAATACGGCGCGCTTGCCGGGGCTGACGTTGAGTTGGTCCGCAAGGAGGCGGCGCGTCCTGATGGGGTGCTGCCGTCCGGGGTTCAGGTGGTGCCGACCTCGGACATGGCGTCGGGTCAGGCCAGCTTGCTCGCGGAGGCCAAGGCCGAGATCGAGCGCATGGGGCCTAACCCGGCGATGCTTGGCCGGCAGGGTGCCGACAGTTCGGGCCGGGCGCAGATGGTGCGCCAGCAGGCCGGGCTTACCGAGTTGGCTATCATCTTCGGCGGTGTCGAGGATTGGGAGCTTCGCCTGTATAGGCAGATGTGGAACCGCGCCCGTCAGTTCTGGCAGGCCCCGATGTGGATCAGGGTCACGGATGATGATGGCGTGGCGGACTTCATCGGCCTGAACCAGCCCAAAGGGTTCCCCGTGACGGGGCCTGATGGTCAGCCGGTCATGGATGAGAGCGGCAAGCCTCAGATGGGTCCGCCTGTTCTCGATCAGATGGGCCAGCCGCTGCTCGGGCTAGAGAACGAGATCGCGAAACTCGACATCGACATCATCCTCGACAGCGTTCCGAACACGGCCAACCTCCAGCAAGAGCAGTTCGCCATGCTGGTGGAACTGGCCAAGTCGGGCGTCGATCTGCAAAGCCCGATGGGCCAGGTTCTGTTCGAGGCGTCCTCGCTGCCGAACAAGCGCGAGCTGATGGACAAGATCAAGGGTCAGAACACCGACCCGCAAGCGCAGCAGGCTCAAGCCGAACAGGCTGGCATCGCCAAGCGCGGTGCGGAGGCAAAGGTCGCTGGAATGGAGGCCGACGCAGCCCTGACGGGCGCGAAGGCACAAAACGAAATGCTGGACGGGATGCTCAAGCAGTCCGCCCTCATGCCGCCGCCGGGTTTCTCGGGCGATCCGCTGCTCGCGTAGGGCAACCCGCCGCCGGGGTTTCGGGTGTTCTGGTGAAACATGGACAATCTGGAGTTTCTGGACGGGGAACCGTCCGGTGATGAATCGCGCGCCGAACCTGTGCGCGATGAGACGGGACGATTTGCTCCCAAGGCCGCAGCGGAATCCGCGCCGCCGCAGGAGATCACCCAAGCCGCCGAACAGCCGCTGGAGCCGACAACCGCTCCCGCTCCCCCGCCTGAAAGTGCAGTGACGCCACCGGGACACGTTCCCCTGACGGCCCTGCTCGACACGCGGGACAAGCTGAAGGCCGCAGAGGCTCGCCTCGCTCAAATCGAAAACCAGAGGCAAGCGCCCCAGGTTCCTGACCGCTACGCCGACCCCGACGCCTACGATGACTGGCTGCAAAGCCAACTCATCGGCCAAACCCGCAAGCTCACGCTCCAGTTCTCGGAGCGGATGGCCAAGCAGGCTTATGGCGACGTGTTCGACAAGGCCAAGGAATGGGGCATCGCCAAGTGTGACGCCGACCCGTTCTTCAACCAACGCCTCCACGCTTCGGATGACCCGTTTGATGTGGTGGTGAAGGAATACCAGCAGGCGCAGGCCCTATCCGCGCTGCAAGACCCCGGAAGGCTCGACGCCTTTCTCGCATGGCAAGCCGGTCAATCCGCTGCCCCCACCTCGCAATCTTCAGCGGCTCAGCCGCATCCGTCGCCGCCTCGATCTCTCGCATCCGCTCCCGCAGCAGGGGGCGCGAAACCCGGCGCTCAGCCGGTTGGGGAGGGCGTGGCGTTCGACTCCATTTTCAAGGGATAACGAATGGCCGAAGTGCAACTCGCCACCGCTTCTGAGAAGCAAGTCTGGCGCAAAGACTACCTGAAAGAGTACGTTCGCGAGTCCGGCTTCATGCCGTACATGGGTCGCGGCCCGACCTCGATCATCATGGCGGCTTACGAACTGCAAGAGCAGGCCGGCAAGACCATCAACATCCCGCTCATCACGCGCCTGACCGGCGCGGGCGTGACCGGCTCGACCGTTCTGGACGGCAACGAAGAAGACCTCGGCAACTACAACTGCGGCATCTCGGTGGACTGGCTCCGCAACGGCGACCGCGTTCCCAAGTCGACCTCGTTCAAGACCGAGATCGACCTCTTGGGCGCTGCCAAGGCCATGCTGAAGCAGTGGTCCTCGGAGGGCCTGCGCGATGACGTGATCGAGGCCATGCTTTCGCTGGTCACGACCGGCGACACGACCGTCCTTCTGGCCGACTCGTCCGCTGCCAACCGCAACGCCTACAACGCCGCCAACTCGGACCGCCTGCTGTTCGGCAAGCTGGTCTCGAACTACTCGGCAACTTGGGCCACCGCTGTCGGCAACATCGACACGACCGACGACAAGTGCACCGCCGCCAGCATGTCGCTGGCCAAGCGCATCGCCAAGCAGGCCGACCCGCACGTCCGTCCCTACAAGACGGCTGACGGCAAGGAGTTCTACGTCGCGTTCCACGGCTCGCGCACCTTCCGCGATCTGAAGGCCGACTCGACCATCACTGCGGCCAACCGCGAGGCCCGTCCGCGTGATGTGGAGTCGAACCCGCTCTTCCAGGACGGCGACCTGATCTACGACGGCGTCGTGCACCGCGAAGTCCCGGAGATCGACACCGTCGCTGCCGCCGGCACCTACAACCTCAACGGCATCGGCGCGTCGTCCTGCGACATCCGCCCGGTGTTCGTCTGCGGTCAGCAGGCCGTTGGCGTGGCGTGGGGTCAGGAACCCGCTCCGAAGACCGACAGCACCAAGGACTACGGCTTCCGTCCGGGTGTGGCCATCGAAGAGCTGCGCGGCGTCAAGAAGATGGCGTTCAACGGCAAGCAGCACGGCATGGTTACGGCGTTCTTCGCTGCAGCCGCCGACAGCTAAACCAACCAGGGGCGGTTCCATCCGGGGCCGCCCCGTCTTGCGTCTTCATCCCCCCATTCAAGCTGAAAAGGAGTGGCCTCGATGGCTGCTGAAACTCTCACTGGCTCGCGAGCCTCTGCGCGGGTGCCTGTCGCCTCGCACGGCCTCGGCGGGACTCTCCGCGTCGCTTATGGCTCGTATGCCGTGGCGGCCAACGTCGAAGATGGTGACATCTTTGAACTGTGCCGCCTTCCGGCTGGCGCGGTCGTGGTCGGCGGCGCTTTCTACGCTGGCGATCTGGACACCGGCACCGAAGCCGTGGACATCGACCTCGGCTGGGCCGCCAACGGCGTTGAAGCCGCCGACCCGGACGGCTTCGTCAACGCGGGCGTTCTGTCTGGCGATGCGATCACCGATCTGCTGGCTGCGGGTTCCAACTATCGCCCGTTCCCGATGACCTCGGGCGTTCAGTCGTTCTCGGCTGAAACGGTCGTTCAGGCGGAAGCCAACGTCGCGGCGGCCACCTTCGCCGCCGGCACGATCACCGCCGTCATCTACTACATCCTGAACTAAGGCGGCGAGTCATGGAAACCGTCCGCGATCTCATCCTGCTCGCAGGGAAGAAGTGGCGGGTGTTTGCCTCCGGGGAGACGCCTTCTGCCGACGAGATCGCGGACGGTTTGCAGTCGCTGCAATCGCTTGTCGATGAAATCTATGTCGGCTGGACCGACGTGGACGAAGATGCGGCCTATGAGGCCCGCGAAGACGAGCGGATCAGCACAACCTCGACCGTGACCCTGCCGACCTTGGTGGATGACGGTGGCGAACGCCGCCCGCGCTCCGGTGCCAAGGTCATGGTCATCACAAGCGGTGTCCCGGTCCTGTCGGTGTATCGCGGCGATAAGGCGGGGTGGGTCACGGCCTCCAGCCTGACGCTGGACTCCGAAATCCCGTTCGACGCTCAACTGCACAACACCGCCGCCGATGCGCTGGCGGGCCGCTATTGCGAGACCTTCGGAGAGCCGACCTCGCGTCAACTGCGGATGGGGCAACGCGCCCTCGGCATCCTGTCGCTGGCAACGCGCAAGCAGACCGGCGAGACCTATTACTGATGCGCCTCCCCTTCGGCCTTTCCGCCTATTCTCGGGTTGATGGCCGGCTGGCCTCGGTGCGGCTGGTCAACCTCTACGTGGAGCAATCCCCGACCTCGCCGGGTGGCGTTGTGGCCATTCCCCGGCCCGGTCTGGTGGAACACGTCGATCAGGCGGTTCGTGGGCTTTACCGAGAGGACGGGGTCTTTGACGGCGACCTGTTCACGGTCTCGGACGAGGAACTGTTCCGCGACGGCACTCTGGTCGATGACCTCCCCGGCGAGGATAGGCCGGAATGGGCTTACACGGTCGATGGCCTGTTCGTCCTTTCGGGCGGCATCGTCTATCAGTACGACGGCGCGACGCTGGCCACGGACACCTTCCCGGACAGCGCGAACGTCGCCTCTATCACGCAGATCAACTCAATCCTGGTCGCGGTGCGGGAAGACACCGGAACGATCTATTTCCGCCTCCCCGGCGACACGGTTTGGAACGCGCTGGACTTCTTCTCGGCAGAGCGCAAGCCCGACCCGGCGCTGGCCGTGCGGACGCTTGGCGACTTCCTCTATGTGTTCGGCTCGGGGACGGTTGAACTGTTCTCGACCACGGGCGACTCGGCGGTTCCGTTCGTGCGCATTGACGGGGCTTCGATCAATCGAGGCCTGAAGTCTCGGGATGCTATCAGCCAGCTCGACAACACCCTGTTCTTCGTTGGCGAGGACAACGTCGTCTATCGGATGGAGAACATCCCGACCCGCATCTCCGACCACGGGATTGAGGAGCAAATCCGGCGCTCCACCACGGCGGCGTCATTCACCTACACATGGGACGGCCACACCTTCTATGTGGTCGGGCTGGACACGGAGACGCTGGTTTACGACGTGGCGGGCGGATGGGCCACCTATGCCTATGGCTCGGCCCCGTTCCCCTCGCTGGGCCTCTATGACGGCCAAAGCACCTATGTCGGCGGGGCGAAGGTCTGGCTTCTGAGCGAAGTTGGAGACGACGACGGGACGGAGATGGAGCGGGTATTCACCGCCATCATCCCGACCGACACGCCGGTTTCGGTTGACGCCTTGCAGGTGACCCTCTCGCCCGGCGTGACCAGTGTGGGCGATGAGCCGGCCATGCTGCTGATGCGCTGGTCTGACGATCAGGGCCGGACGTGGACGGACAACAAGCAAGCCTCGACGGGCTTCAGTGGTGACTACCGCAAGCGGGTGATTTTCCGCCGCCTCGGCATGGCAGACGCGCCGGGCCGCGTGATTGAGTTCAGTCAGACGGACCCGGCCTTGCTGCGCTATTCGGGATGTGACCTGAACCCGGCAGGCGGGGGCCGTTCCCGTGCCTGACCTGTTCCGCCTTCCTCGGCTCAAGACGCTCGACCAGATCGCGGACTCCCTGGGTCGCCCGACGCTCAAGTTTCTCAAGTTCTTCAACACCGACCTGATCGGCACGATAGAGGCGCAAGAACGGCGGCAGGACGCGACGGACGCAAGCCTGCAAGAGCAAATCGACCGCATCAACCGCATTCTGGCGGGAACGGAAGAGTTCACGGCGGTCAATGTCGGCGGGACCATCGTAGCTGAGAACGCCGGGATTGCGGTTGGCGTTGTGGACACGGCGGCACTTTCGACAACGGCCATCCGTCCGGGCGCTCCGGCGACGAACGCGGCCCAGGTGCTTATCAAGGGCCTGAACTTTACGGGCGGCAGCACAAGCGCGGTGGGCGCGACAACGCTGCTAACGGCGACGTTTGATGTGCCGGTCACAGGGCTGGTCATTATCCGCTTCACGGCGACGCTGACCTCTACGAACGCGGAGACACTGGAGGCCGCGCTGTTCGTGGACTTCTCCGGCACTCACAACATGGACAACATCCGGGCGGTCGAAACGTCCGACCCGACCCGGTATCGCTTCGTTGAGCAGAACGACCCGGCGGGCGACACCGGCTCCATCCAGATCGTGACCACGGCCAGCCTGACGGCGGGGACGCATACCGCAATCGTCCTCGGCATGGCCATCCTCGACAACGACGAGTTCCTGATTGAAGCGGGCGGCGCGTCGCTGGAGGTTTTCGTCCGTTGATCGCGACCGAGGCGGATATTCCGCTGATCGTGGATCTGGCTCTGGAGGCGCACAAGGGTTCGGTATGGGAAGACTTTGCCCAAGCCGACCCGGAGAGCATCCGGCAGAGCGCGCTGGCCCTGATGGAGCGCGACGACGCGGCAGTGTTCGTCTGCGACCGGGGAGTCCTGATGCTGGCGCGGTTTCCGCTGTGGTTCAATCACGACACGCTGCTGACGAGCGAAGTCTTCTTCTACGCGACGAAGGGCGGGGATGCCTTGATGCGCGAGGGTCGGCGGTGGGCTGACGGGCTGATGACTGTCTGTCGTCACGACAGGACCGACCCACGACTCGACAAACTCTACCAGCGGGCTGGCTTCGTCCCGATTGAACACACCTTCATTGGGAGGGCCTGATGGGCAACATTCTCGACATCTTCGGCGCGAACAAGGCCCGGAAGGCGCAAGAGCGGGCGGCGGATAAATCCATCGCGGCCTCGACGGCGGCGACCGACAAGACCATCGCCCTTCAGCGTGAAATGTTTGACCGGGTATGGACCGGCACGGCGGTTCAACGCGATGCGGGCGATGCGGCCACCCGGATGATGGCGCCACTGATGGGCTTGCAAATCCCTGGTGGCGCGCAAGGCCAGTCCCCGGCAGGCCAGCCGCAGGTGCAACCGGCCCTCTCGACAGGAATGGGTGCGGGTGGCTCCTACGGGTATTCCGGCAACGACAACGCGCTGGCAGGCTCCCTCATGGGGCCGCAGGTCATGCCCAAGCAGCCGGGCGACCCGCAAGTCCTCCCCGGTGCGCCGGGCCAGCAGCCGACCGGCAGCGGCAATGCGCTCAACCCGACCGACTGGCTGCGTTCCACGCCGGGCTACCAGTTCAACTGCGATGAGGGTGCGCGGGCAATGAACGCGCGGCTGGCTGGTCAGGGCCGGCTGCAATCGGGCGACGCCTCGCGCGAGGCCATCCGCTACGGCCAGAACTACGGCGACCGCATCTATTCCGACCAGTTCAACCGCTTGGCGGGTATCGCCGGAACGGGCCAGACGGCGCAAGGCCAGAGCCAGCAGGCCGGGCAGAGCTACGCCAACAACTCGGGCAATGCGCTCCAGTGGAACGCCAACAACCTTTCGTCGTCCTACGGCCAGCAGGCCAACGCGACCTCCGGATTCTGGGGGGATATGACCGGCAAGTTCGGGTCCGACGCCATCGCTCGCTATGCGGGCCAGTTCGCACGGGGTGGAATGTAATGGGCTACGAAGCGTTCACCAACGCCCGCGACGCCTCGCTGCGGAACATTGACGACAGCATGGCCGCTCTGGAGGGCGGACGGCAGGCGCGCGTCAACCGGGCCGCTGGCAATGCCTTGCAGGCGGGCGACTACGACGGCGCATCCGGCGCGCTCTACGCGGGCGGAAACCTTCGCGACGGCATGGCTGTCCAGAACGCCGGGAGGGCGCGTCAGACGGCTGACATGGACCAGCAGCGCGCAGCTATCGCCGCAGCCGTGTCGGGCCTCCTGCACGTCCCGGTCGACCAACGCCAAGCCATGCTGCAATCGCGCATCGGGCCGGTGTTTCAGGAACTCGGTCTGGGTGAATACCTGACCCAGATCAGGCCGGAAGACCTGTCCGACCAGAGCCTTCGCGGATTGGCCGCAAGCCTTGGCGGCGAGGTTCCGCAGAACACGATCTACAACACGCGCGATGGCATCGTGGAGCGTGACCCGTTCTCGGGCAACTACAGCATGGGCTATCAGGTGAAGCCGGCAGAGCAGGCGGCCCCCATTGGCTACCGCTGGACGAACGAGGGCGGGCTTGAGGCGGTCCCTGGTGGCCCGGCTGACCCGAGCGTGATCGGAACCCGCGCTGCGGCTGGCCGCGCGCCCCAAAGGCCCCGCTCGGGCAACGTCTCGGCTCCTCGTTCCAACAATCCTCCCGCTCGTCCTTCTCGTCCCCCGTGGGAGCGTTTCTAGATGGCCCAACAGCAAGCGCCTGTCGTCGGTGAAGTGATGGACGGGTACCGCTTCAAGGGCGGTGACCCGGCTCAACAATCGTCGTGGGAGCAAGTCGCGCCCGTTGACGTGTCCGGCGAGTACGGGGCCGGTGCGCGCCGTCTTCCGAATGGTGTGATCGAGCGTGTCGGCCCCCAAGGCGGGGTAACGCGCATCGCGGCGGCCAATGGTGGAACGGAAGCTGCACCCATGGTGGGAGCCGACGCTCGCGCTAGGTTCATGATTAACCTCGGCCCGCTTCAGGAGGCGCAAGCCAACCTCGAACGCTTGGACGCGGCAGGCTATAATCCGGGCGGTGGAGCGTATGGCCGCAACCTTATCGCTGCGGGTCTAGAGGCTGTGCCGTTTGACGGCGGGTACGCGGCGCGGTGGTGGGGCGGTGAGGACTACAACGCTTACAATCAAGCGGCCAAGACGTTTGAGGCGGCCATCATGCCGATCATGTCGGGCGCGGCGGTCACCCCGTCAGAAGCGCAGCGCCTGATCCGCGCCGCCCTGCCGCAGCCCGGCGACAGCGCCGAGGTTCTGGCCCAAAAGGCCGAACAGCGCCGCATGATGATTAATGCTGTGGCGCAAGGCATCGGCCAGCCCGCGCCCTACGCCGACACGAACCCCGGAGAGGACCAGTACGGCCTGCCCGAGTACGGCATTCAGGGCGGCCAAGAGGCGTCCCCCATCCCTGCCGGTGCTGAACTGCGTCGCGGCCCGGACGGCAAGATGTACGCCGTCGTCAACAGCCAGAACCTCGCGCCGGAAGATACGCCGGAGAGCCTTCGTGCGGCAGGCTATCAACAGGACGCAGACGGAACGTGGTTCCGGAATGTCGGGTCCGATCTCCCCCCTGGTATGGGTGGCGGCTCGCCTCCGGCTGGCCCTTCCGGCCCCTCGGGCGGCGGTGAGGGTGGCGGGCCGTCGCCTCAAGATCAGCTTGCGGCTCGACGGGATGACATGGGCCTTGGCCGTCGTGCTGACGCCTTCGTTCGTGGCGCTGCCGACATCCTGACCTTTGGGCAGTCCGACGAGATCGCCGCTGGCCTCAACACGGTCGCGCCGCTTGATCGCGGAACCCGTGGCGGCTGGAATGGCGATTGGGGCGGTGCCTTCCGACAGAACCTCGACCTGATGCGCGGCATTGACGCTGCGGACGCCGACCAAATGCCGATCACGCGGGGCGCGGGCCAGTTTGCGGGCGGGGCTATGATGATCCCCCGGACGCTCGCTGCCGGTGCTGGCCGGACGCTGCTGCAAAACTCCGTGCGCGGTGCTGGAGCGGGCGCGGCCTATGGTGGCGCATATGGCTTCGGCTCAGGTCAGGGAAATGCCCTTGAGCGCGCTCCTGACGCGGCGAGGGGCGCAGGCTTCGGCGCGGTGGCCGGTGGGGCGGCTCCGTCGATTATCAATGTCGGCGGGCGTGTGGTTAGCCCGATGGTCAACGCTCTTTCGGATGCTGGAGCCTTCATCGCCCGCCCGTTCGTCAACGCCTTGGGTGACAACGCTCCGCAGGCCCTTCGCGAAGCCGTCGCGCCGAATGACCTGGCTCGCGGACTTGAGCGTTTTGCGGGGACGAACCGCCCCGACGTGAACGCCCTGAGCGCCACCCGTGAACAGCTTGAGGGCGTGGTCGGGCGTCCTGTCGCTGCGGCAAGTGTTGTCAATACCGGAGGCCGGGCCATGCTTCGCGGCGTGGCGACCCGGTCAGATGGTGCGCGCGAGATCGCGGAGAACTTCGGCCAAGGCACAGCGGAGGCCCTTCCCGCCCGCGTCGGCGCTCAAGGTCGCCGCATCCTGTCCAACGACACCCGCTCGCCTGACGAAATCCGGGCGGCGCTGGAGGCTGAACGTAGCGGAGCGGCGCGTACGACTTACGCCGAACCCTACGCTCAGCCGGTCCAGATCGGAGAGGACATTGCGGGCGCTCTCTCGGGCGCTCCGGGCCGCAGCGCAATCCAGCGCGCTCGGGCCGCTGCGGAGGCATGGCAAGACACCGATGTCATGGCCGAACTCGACGCCCTTGAGGCTGCGGTTCGCGCTGGCCAGCCCCTGCCGCAAGTCTCGGCTGGCGCGGTTGACCGTATCCGGCAAGCCCTGTCAGGTCGCGGACAGCAACTCGCTCAGCGGCCCGGCACTCGGGCCGTGGGCGCGGGCGTCCAGAACCGCGCCGGCCAAGTCGATCAGGCGTTGGACAATGTCGAGGGGCTGGCCCCTGCCCGCGCCGCCCACCGTGACACATCTCGCCAGATTGAGGCTGTGACCGCTGGCGAGCAGTTCGCGGGCAACAGCCCCGACGTGGTCGCGTCGGCCATGCGTGGAGCGCCGGAAAGCGCGCAGGCCCCGTTCCGCGCTGGCGCTGCCCGTTCAATCGAGCGCGCCGCAGGAACGACCAGCTCCGCTCCGGGCGTCGCCAACCGTCTCGCCATCCCTGGTACGCCGCAACGGCAGATGATGGATGAAACCCTCGGCCCGGATGACGCTCAGCGCCTGTCCGACGCCATGCGCGGCGAGCGCGACATCTATCGGGGCGCTCAGCAGGTTGACCCCGGTGTCGGCTCGCAGACGACCAACAACGCCATGAAGGCGATGGATGCGGCGGGAGCGATTGGGGACGTGGCGGCAGGCCGTCCGCTTGGCGCTGTGCGTCGAGTGATCGGAATGCTGGATAGCCGGGGCTTCAGCCCGCAACAGGCCGAAGCCGTGCTTTCCGCCATGACGGACCCGGCCCGGACGGACGAAGTGATCGGCATTCTGGCCGAGCGTATGTCGCGCCGGGAAGCCCGCAACCTGACGCGGGCGCTCCGCTATCAACTCACCATAGTCCCTCAGTCAGGCCAACAACCGTAAGCATGAAGACCCACAGCCAGAACACTGGCCGGGTCACAATGTAGCGGACCACGCGGAGCCATAGCGGCCTCCGCTTTCTGACCGGAACGCCGTCCTCGGACAGCACCCGGTACTCACCTTCAATCACCTTCACATCACCAACCTAGCACGACGGCGTTCTTTCGGGAGCGCCTTTTTTCGTGCCGGGAATCTGCGAGGTTCCATATGGCCGCTGGTCGCATCGTCGTTCCCCAATACAGCCCGGCAAGGGACCGCAACGACAGGCTTGTGGCCGGGGCGAAGCTGTACGTTTACACCAACGGCACGACCACGCCCGCCTCGATCTTCTCGGACTCGGGCCTGACGACTCCTATGGCCAACCCCGTCGTGGCCAATGCGTCCGGCGCTTTCGCCTCGATCTGGGCAAGCGATGCGGTCCTCTACACCGTGGCCATCACAGGCGCGAGCGGCGAGAGCATCGGCAACCCGGCTGTGTTCGATGACTACAGCGTGACTGTGGACTGGTTCGCGGCTGGCGCTGCCGCTGACTCTGCCGCCGCCGCTGCTGCCGCCGCCATCCAGACCGCTGCCGACCGGGTCCAGACCGGCCTTGACGTAATCGCCGCCGAAGCCGACCGGGTAGCCACCGCTGCCGACCGTGTGCAGACGGGGCTTGACCGTGTGGCGACCGCTGCCGATGTGGCGTCCTCTGACGCCAATGCAGACCGGGCTGAGGCTGCTGCGGCCATCACGTCGGCCCTTGCCAATATGTACGCCGACACCGCTGCGGGCCTCGCTGCCACGGCGAGCGGTGGCTACTTCTCGGTTGAGCCTGGTACGGACGGGATTATCTACGCCTACCGCGACGACGCCGGTTCCGCGACGCAGATCGGTGCGTTCAACGCCCTGACGACCGACCACCTGAGCCGCAACACGCTTCCCCAGCAACTCACCGGCACCCGCTCGCGCGGCTTCCACATTCACAAGGCTTGCGACGATTGGGCGAACGGCACCCGTCTGACGGGGACGATCCTGTCCATTGGCGACAGCCTCGGCCAGCGCGACTACAAGAACGGGCCGGAGCAACTGGCGCGCATCCTGTCGGGCTGGTTCAAAGATCGTCCGGTCATGTACCCGACCCAAGCGGGCGGCTTCAATGATGGCGCGGGTGGAACGCGGTTTGTAACTGGCGCTCGCTCGACCGCGACGAGCAACGTCAAGACCGACTATTCCACGGCCTACACCGGCTCCACGCAGAGCCTCGCGCCCGGCCAGATCGCGACCTATGCGGGCGGGTCGGATGGCGGCGCGCTGTACTGCAACCGAATCCGCATCCCGATGATCCGCGCGCCGGGCGGCCCGACGTTCAAGATTGAGATCGCCAACGCCTCCGCCGCGCCGGCCATCGCCTCGGGAAGCTGGGTGTCTCCCACGCTGGGCCAGATCGCATCCGGCCACTCGCTCACCGGCTCCGACCTGATCGTTGACCTGGATGCTGCGGCGGGCGTCGAGTGGGTTGAACTGGTCGTGACCTATGGCCAGTGGACCTACCGCCTGACGAACACCCACGGCTCCGTCACCGGCAAGGCGCTGAACGGCTGGTTGGAGATCAGCGACCGCTCGGCCATCAACATCGTGCGGTTTGCGGAAACGTCCAACAGCTTCGCCAATGAGGTTGTCGGCTCGCAGACCTATATGGCCCCGTTCATCGCCAACGTGCAGCCGGACGTGATCGTCATTTGCTCCGACGACCAGATCGCCAGCTATGAGAACTTCCTCCCCATCCTTGAGGCGGCGATCACGGCGGCGGCCCTGACCTACAAGCCCACGGTCATCCTCGCGGGCAATCCGACAAACGCATCCGATGACACCGCTCGGGCGACGCGCCACGATTATTGCGCCAGCTATTGCGCCACTCGCCTTGGCTGGATTGCGGCGGACCTGATCGCCATTGCTGGCGGTCTGGCGGAAGTGACGCGCGAGGGCGTGGCAGGCGACGGCACCCATCCGTGGGCAACCAATGACATTGCCTATCGCGCAGCCTGGAATATCTGGGCCGATCAGAACGGTCTGGTCGCTGATCTTCTCGGCGGGGTCGCTAGTTCGCGCGACATCGTCCGGTCGGCTGGTTCAGGAGCGATTACCGCCGAAGGGATGCGGGCGCTGCAAGCGGCAACCTCGTCCATCGACACCGGCTTTATGACATGGAGTGGCATCGTCACCGGCACGGCGACGGTCACCGTCAACGCCGACAAGTCGATGTCGCTGGCCTGCGGTGCGACCTCCGGTTCCAAGGGCGTGGCCTACATCAACGAGATCAACCCGTATTTCGGACGGGCGAACGGTTCGCGTCCGCTGTCGCTCGATGGCGGGTTCAGTTTCTGGGTCAAGCCGGTCACGGCCAACACCACAGGCATCATGCGCGCGATCTGGACGCTGGACCGGGGCTATAACGCAGCCCACACCGGGGCGCTGACGGGTGGCGGTGTCGGCTTCATCTTCGAGAACGGCACGGTGTATGGCATCTACTGGAACGGCAGCGCGGAGACGAAAACCGCGTCGAGCCACACGCTGACGACCAACCAGTTCGATGACTTCCAAGTCGTGCTCAAGACCATCGTAGGCGACAGCAACAACGCCAACGCCGAGTTCTTCGTCAACGGGGTAAGCCTCAATCCGGGCGGCAGCAGCTACCGCAAGTCCGGCTCGGCCTCGGCCCTCCGGTTTGAGATCGAGCAATCGTCGGCGGCGGCGTACACCCTGCGCGTCTCCCCGCCGAAACTGGCGAACATCCGGGGCTAACCCCTACCAGTTCTGGTCCCAAAGCCCTTGAGCGGTGTCGTCGGCAGCGCGTTCTTCCGGCGTCATTCC